TAGACATTGTCATGTTCCTGATGAAATGATTAAAAACACCACAGAGGTTGAAAATATTGTTCTCAAAACTGCATCTGATAGTCAGTCCGATGAAAAGGACTACGCTCCAAGTGCTTATGATGATGAACCTGATTCTTCCGATTCTGATGGTGAGGTGATTAGTAAGTTATTTTCTGCCGAATCTTTCAATCCAGCGTCTGCATTTGTAGATTTGGCGTGTTACGTTCTTTATAAGACTCAATGTGGTTTTACGCCTGAAGTGCTTATTAAGAAGATGGAGAAGACATTGAAAGAACAAACTTACTATTTTAAAGAAGCAGGACGTCGTTATGTTCAAACGGGCAGTACTGTTGTCAATGCTGGCTTTCCAATAATAACTAATTCTGTTAGATGCCTTTATAGCGGCATTGATTTATATTTGCATAGTGGAAATAAGGTGCAGTTGTTTAACCCATACATGTGGGCAATGATGATTGTTGTTCTTTTACTATACTCATTCACTGGTTATTTGTTAAGTTTTACGGCTGTATTTGCCGTTATGTTTACGTCAGCCCCGTATAAACTTTGGGAATTGCGTCGAAAACGTGAAGAGTATCGCAACTCAGTATCCAGTTTGCGTAATTCTTGGAGTTATTTTGTTAATCGTTTTTCAAATGATTGCACTGACATAATGGTCTTGCCTATGCATGTTAATCTTCTTTCCGTTTTGGGTGTAGCTTTAACTACGGTTGTGTTGTTTCGATTATTTTCTAAAAGTAAAGTAAAAGCTAATAGTGAAGCTAGCGCTGTTTTGAATGCGCGTAATTCTGAAATAGATACTCAAGCTAAAGTGGGAAGTACTTTGGTTAGGTTTCGAGAGGTCCCTGAATCGTGGAATGAGATCACTGGATCTATTCCAAAGCACACTTCTGATTTGAAGAGCCTTTATCAAAAAGTATCTCGCAATGTCAAGAGAGCTAAAGTAGTTTCGCGAAGCATGAATAAGGAAAGGAGAACTTATGTGCTTGGAATAAGAGGTAATGTTGCTCTTATTAATACACATGCTCTTATGGGGGAGAACGATCTTGAAGTGCAAGTTAAACTTCATGATTTAGATAACAGTGTTTGGAAGACTTCCCATATTACTGCTGATGATATGTTAGATCTTGGCAATGATTGTACGCTTATTTTGCTTTCTTCCTTTCAGTTTTGTGATATTTCCGCCCATTTTCTTCCTTTGCCTCAAGTTAAGAATTCTGACTCAATTTATAAGGGTGAATTACTTAAAACTACTCATTTTAAAGAAACACTTAATGTTAAAGATAGTTCACGCGCTATAATTTTGCGTGATTATTGGACAGTATTAGCTCCACATGGAAGCGGTAATTGCGGTAATCCTCTGATTTCGCAAGTCCAGGGTGGATGTAGTATTGTCGGTATACACGCGGCTGGTGGAGATACTTGCAACACTGTTGTATTTTCATCTGTTCCGGAAAATTTGACTCATTCTATGGAGAAACTCATAGATAAGAGCGGAATGATGAAGGTTTCAGCAGAAAGTATGCTAGACTTGACTTTTCGAGGGGAAATGAACAAGAAGAGCGTAGTTAGGTTTGAGGATATGGGTAACATATCAGTTTACGGCACTTTAGATAAACCGATATTGGTAAATCAGAAGAGCAAACTTAAGAAAACTCCGTTTTATAAACATATTCCTTTGATGTTGTTAGATCAAATGGATTTTATAGCTGATGAAGAATTTTGTCCTCCACCTATGCGGCCTTTCCGTAATTCTAAGAAAGAGTGGATTTCACCTTACAATTTGGCTATTAACAAAATGAATAAGCCACGCGGTTTTGCGAATCGTAAAATTTTGCGAAAAGCTGTTAGGTTAATATCACGTAAGTGGTTATCTACTTTGAAGAAGCACGGTGTAACCAAATTGGAGCCAATTTCTCTTAAGGAAGCCGTTAACGGAGCTTTAGAGGACTATTATACAAGGAAAATAGATCTCACTAAGAGTGGAGGTTTCGGTTATCCTGGCAAAAAGTCAGCCTATTTTGAAACACTTGACGGAATATCAAATGAACCTATTGATAAGTTGATGGAGAAAGTGATTGACCGTAAAGAGAAATATCTTAGGGGTGAAAGTTGTCCAATTGTATTTACTGGACTCCCCAAAGATGAGCCTCGTCTAGTTTCAAAAGCTAGAGCTGGCAAAACTAGACTATTTTATGCAGGAATGCTTGATAGTTTGGTGGTGGCCAAGCAATTTTTGTCACCTTTTTATTCCCTTATGGCACAATATCGACTTGATTTCGGGTGTGCTATTGGAGC